GGGGCAGGTGGGACTGCGGAAACAACTTCTGTGTCAGGGACAACGAAGTTGGTGGTTGTCATTTTTTCTTGAGCTGACATTTGCTCTGGAAGATTGGTGTGTTCTGCTGGTGATTTGATTTAAGCAAAACAAGTCCACCCTGACTTGAATCGCCGAGGAGGGTCTCTGGATTATTCATCCATCCTGAGAAGTAAATTGGTTTTTCCAATTAGATGTTTAATGTGATAAGCGCTCAGAAAGCATTTTTAGCCTCCTTTGATAATAACTTTCTGCCGTAAATCATGATCACAAGTTGTGTCCTAACCATTATTATAGCCTGTAGGACTGTACAGGCATGGCTTACTTAGAACTCCACAACAAAAGGCTCACTGTTATAAACAGATTCCCTCCACTTGTGGTGATCCCAGGTAGCTCCAACAAAATCTTTGATCTTTGCATTTCGAATGGCTTTTCGCATTAGGGGTGCATAAGTATCAAATATTTCTTTTTTGTGCAAGCTTAACTCTCTAAAATAAAATTTTACAGTATCGCGCGTTATCTTATGATAATAATCGCCTTTCTTACTCCACAAGGGTGTGTTGGTGATAGTTTCAAGTGATAATGCAGCATGTACTTCATCGTTTTCTAGATTAAAACTTCTCTTAAGGAATGTTGCTTCAGTTATATGTACGTAACTGATTTCTTGATCTTTTTTATCCGCTGTAACTGTGTATCCTCTTTCTAACATACATCTAGTTATGCCTTCAGCTGTAAAATACGGCTTAATCATATCATGAGTAGATAAAATTACGTCGTCTCCTTGCACTATAGATTCAACTAGTATATGATAGGGATGTTTTTCAGTTATATCGGACGGAACCAATTGAAAATAACAATATCGCAAATTGAGTTGGTTAATTATTCCATTAATCAGTAGTGTTAATATGGATCCGGAAGGTAAACTTCCAATCCACTCCATCACTTCAGAAAACACGAGATGTCGAGAATTCGTAACTTCAATGTATACAGTGGCTCTACCAACGTCGTAATCATCCATACCATGAT